GTGTCGGCCTCATCACAATCTGTATTTATGTATTGATTTTTGCAACAAAGTTACATTAAGACTATGAAAATTGAACAAATAACAACCGAAAAGCTGATTCCCTATGCGCGAAACAGCAGAACCCACAGTGAATCGCAGGTGGCCCAGATCGCTGGGTCAATACGTGAATTTGGATTTACCAACCCGGTGCTGATTGATGATCAAAACGGAATCATTGCCGGTCACGGTCGAGTCATGGCAGCACAGAAGCTAGGACTCAAAGAGGTGCCTTGCATACGATTGTCCCATCTGACTGAGACGCAACGCAAGGCGTACGTTATCGCGGATAACAAGCTGGCGTTGAATAGCGGATGGGACGAGGAAATGCTAGGACTCGAGCTGGCGGACTTGAGGGAGATGGATTTTGACCTTGGATTGCTTGGATTCAGTGATGATGAACTAGGCTCGTTTGACGTGGAGGAAGCCGGAATGCCAGAGCTTTCTAGCGAGGACAAGCAACCATTTCAGCAAATGACGTTCACCGTTCACGATGAACAAGCCGAGGAAATCAAGGCGGCGATGGACAAAGCAAAATCAATGGGACATGGCGAATCAGCCGTTAACGAAAACAGCAACGGCAACGCATTGGCGTTCATTTGCCAAACCTTTAACAGATCATGAGCGCGAAGGATATTATCGTGAAGCCGATTAGCTCGCAAGATGCGGCGCGGATTGTGAAGGCTTGTCATTACTCTGGCATTTCCGCAATAAATGCAACTCTTCATTTAGGCGTTTTTCTCAATGGCAAGTGCGGCGGAGCAATGCAGTTTGGACCATCATTGCAAAAGTCATCAATACAACCGCTAGTGGAAGGCACTAAATGGAACGGCTTCATTGAGCTAAACCGCATGGCGTTTGCTGATTGGCTTCCACGCAACAGCGAAAGCCGAGCGATTGCGGTGGCAATGCGATTGATACGCAAACACTACCCGAACATTGAATGGGTGATTTCCTTTGCAGACGGGACGCAATGCGGAGACGGCACGATTTACAGGGCGAGTGGGTTCGTTTTGACTGCGGTGAAAGAAAACAGCACTATGCATATAATGCCTGACGGCACCATTTTTGCCGATGTGGGACTTAGAGCTAGCAGCGCAGAGTTACGCAAAAAAGTAGGCTACAAATTAGGCGAGCCATTTTCAGTTTTTAAGAAAAGAACTGGATGCAGGAGAGTGCCAGGCTTTCAACTCCGATACATCTATTTCCTGAACCCTGAAGCAAAAAAACGGTTGACTGTTCCAATTTTACCGTTTAGTGAGATTCAACGTCGCGGTGCTAGCATGTATCGCGGCAAACCTAAAAGCGCGGAAAGCATCGCAGTCGATGCGCCTTGCATCCAGCAAGGAGAGGGCGGTGCAACTCCGACCTCCGCGCTCCAATCCGGTGATATATGAGTATCACACCGGAAATAGCGCAAAAAATTCAAAGCGCGAACATTGCCAATATCTTCAAAAAGGTAAAGGCTGGGAAGGTATTGACGGCGTCGGAGCAACGGCAGCTGCAAGATGCGACCAGTGAGGATCCGCAGCTTGTGCCACAGAAGAAAATCTGTGAGATATTCAACATTACCCGAAAAACGATTGCTCAGTGGCGGCGCGAGGGTAAAGAAAACGTGCCACCGAAAAATGCAGGCGGGGAAGATCTAGAAGCATGGCGAAAATTCTTTGCATCAAATCCAGATGCTGGGTTTTTTGATGGTAAACCGCGAGCAGATCGAGAGTCGCTGCTATGTCAAAAGCTAGAGGTGGAAATCGAGATTGCACGGTTGAAGCGGTCGAAACTAGAGGGCGAACTGATCAGTCTTGCTGATGTGAATGACGCTATGACCAGTATCAGTGCAACACTACGCACGGCAATCTCTCGCCAAAAAGCCGACCTGCCACCAGTATTGGAAGGACTAACGGCGGCACAGATGGCAAACCGGATCGAAGAATACGGTGCGTCTATGATGGCGCAGATACGGGAAATGCTAGAAACCAAACGCAATGAGTGGCAAAGTAAAGATGATTGATACGTTTCTCGCTGGGCTGCGAGAACGAACAAAGCAAACACCAACCGACTGGGCTGATCACCGTGTGGCGATCTACGAAGGCAAATCGCCGCTTTACGACAAGACCGCAACGCCATGGATGAATGAACCGCTGGATCGACTCGCGGATCCAGAATGCACTGAAATGATTTTGCTCGCACCAACTGGATCGGGAAAAACGACGATGATGGAAGCGGCGCTCGCGTATATCGTAGCCGAAGACCCAGGGCCGACGTTGGTCATCGGGCAGACGAACGAAACGATCTCGGAATGGTTTGAAACGCGGCTGATGCATACGTTCAAGGAAACCGCCGAAACGAAATACCTGATCCCGACGGGGAAACACCGGCACAAAGCACGGAAGGACGCGGTGATATTTTCGCACATGACTTTGTTTTCGACGGGCGCGAACATGTCGGGAACTCAGGCGCGATCAATGCGACGGGTGATCGGTGACGAGATCCACGAATGGAAGCCTGGCATCGTAAGGCAAGCTGAAGCACGATTGCACGATCGCTGGAACCGGCAATTTATTCTGGTTTCTCAGGGTGGTGTGATCGGTGACGACTGGCATGGAAAGTGGACGCAGACGAACCAGCACGAAAGATTTTTCAAATGCCCTAAGTGCGACCATGAGCAAACGTTCGCCTGGCAGAATGTGCGATTCGATGAAATCGATGACGCGATCGCAGCGAGCAAAACCGCGCGGATGGTGTGCGAAAACGAAGAATGTGATTTCGTGATCACCGAAGATCCGGTGCTTCGTCGATCGCTTTCTACTGGTGCATATTACAAGCAAACGACGACCGGGATGGATGGATCGCATGGGTATCGGTTTTGCATGTTGGAAAACTGGACGATCCCGCTGTCAAGATTGGTTTACGAAAGGATCATTGCCATGCGAGAAGTGAAACGCGGCAATCTCGAACTGCTGAAATCGTTCATCCAGAAACGACTCGCCGATTTCTGGAACGATCAGAAGGAAGATGATCGGCCCGAACTGACGGGTGGCGGGTATTCTGTGAACGACTACGCCAGCGGTGAACCGTGGGAAGATGAACATGTTCGGTTTATGACGATCGACGTTCAACAGGATTGTTTTTTCGTTGCAATTCGCGCATGGAGTCAGACTGGCGAAAGCCGATTGGTATATTATGCGAAAATCGATACTTGGGATCGATTGAAGGAATTACAAGCTCGATACAAAGTAGAAAACCGCAAGACAGTTATTGACTGTGGTTACAATAAAAATGAAGTGTTCACACGATGCGCGCAATACGGATGGTTAGCTTTAAGAGGTGACCAACGGGACAATTACCCACATCGATTACAGTCTGGGAAAATGATTCAACGCCCGTATTCACGATTTCAAACTGTGCAAGCCGCAAACGGGTCTAAAACCATGGTCTGTTTTTGGTCGAATCTACACATGAAGGATATGCTTTTTCAATTACGAACTGGACGTGGAGTAAGATGGGAAGTAGCGGATGACATAGGTCGGGAATATCTACGTCAAATAGACGCAGAAGTCAGGCGTGGTGAAGGTAAAACTGCCACATGGAAAAAAAGACATAACGACAACCATGCGACAGACTGTGAAGCCATGCAACTCGTGCTTGCATCAATACTCGGTCTGATTGGATCCACCGATTCCGAACCAGAAACCTGATTTTTGACACGCGCGGATTGTCATGGACACATCGGCGGCAAGTCTGGTCAAAGCGTATTATGACGCAGCGCAGGACGATCCAAGTATTTTACAATCTCTCATCGCTGCCAGATCGGCGGCGCTCACTGGTATGTTGTCGAAGGGTGGCGGCAATACGCTGACGAATTCTCAGAAAAACGGCATTTCGTATTCCGTTCTGGTATCACTGCCAGAGACTACCAGGCTCACCGTCATCAATTCCGCGATTTCTTTCATCAAGCGCGGCATTCGGCCATCATCAAGAACTGTGGGAGGATTCTACTAAGCCATGATCGTAAACCAATTCGGAGAACCGTATAAATTCGCAAAAGGAGCGCAACGAAACACGACAGCGCGACCATGGGAGCCGGTGCAGATGCGCGATATCGGCACGCTGATTCCTTCGTGGGATCGCAAGACGCTCGTATCGGCATCGCGTAGGCTTTACACGAACGAAGGAGTTCTACTGGGCGCGATCCAACAGAAGGCGATGTATTCCGTCGGTCGTTCATGGCAAGCGCAATCACAATCACGCGATCCAGAATGGCAGAAGCTCGCGGAAGAAAAAATCAACGATGAATGGTATGGAATCTGTGATGTCAAAGGCGGCATGCACGATTTCAAAACGTCGCTTTATCAAATTTCATGCGCTATCGATCGCGACGGTGAAGCGTTTATCCTGCTGACGAAAACGGATGACGATTACCCGCGGATCCAGCACATTCCCAGTCACCGGATTGCGACACCGCAGGAACTGCGCGACGGCAAGCTTACATCGGGATCATACCGTGGTTTGACGCTTACGGATGGTGTGATTTACAGTAAAGGGGCGCCGGTCGCGTTCTGCTACGTGGATGAAGATCAGAAGCTCATCCAATACCTATCAGCCCGCGATTGCATCCACCTTTACGACCCGTCATTCCAAGAACAAGGTCGCGGACTGCCGGCGGCAACTCACGCGCTGAATGATTTACGTGACGCACTGCAATCTCATGACTGGGAACGACACGCGCAGTTGATGTTGTCATCGATCGGACTCATCGAATACAACGACACCGGGTTGCCGGATCCTGACGATCCAGCGAACGTTCTCAACGGATCGACGGCATCATGCGGTGACAAGGGACTGATTCAAGAAACCTACAGCGGCGGCCAGATCCGATACTTTGCAGCCAAGTCTGGCGGGAAGCTCGAAACGATCAAGAACGATCGCCCCGGGGACATGTGGGAATCGTTCCAGAACCGCATTTATCGGAAGACGTTGGCCGGAATGAACTGGCCATACTCGATGATCTGGCACGCCACAGGACAGGGAACCGCGGAACGGGCAGACCTTGGACGCGCGCAACGGGCCGTCGAAGATCGCCAAGACCTGCTGGAATACGCAGCAAAGCGCATGGTCGGTTACGCGGTCGCAAAGTTCATCAAGCGCGGTGACTTGCCAGCAAATGACCAATGGTATCGCTGGAAATTCAGCTATCCAAAAAAGATCACGATCGACGACGGCCGCGTATCGAAGGAACTCATCGAAATGTGGAAAGCTGGGTTCCTGAATCCCAACGACGTTCTGGGCTATCTCGGCAAGACACCGGAAGATCACATTGACGAACGCATCAACTATTTAGTCATGCAGAAGGTCAAGGTCGCGAATGCAAACGCGGCGCTTCCTGATGGCATCTATATCGAAGATCGCGAAATGGCGATGTTAACACCGAACGAAATGGCGACCGATGGCAGTCAACCTACAACCAACTGACGAGATGGCACAGGAAGCCACGCGCGGCCTTGAATGGCGGCGTGAGTACAATCGTGGCGGTACCGAAGTCGGCGTGGCCCGCGCGCGTGACATCAGCAATCGAACGAATCTATCACCCGAAACGATTGGGCGAATGGTTTCATATTTCGCTCGTCACGAAGTGGATAAACAAGCCGAAGGATTCCGACCAGGTGAAGATGGTTATCCATCAGCCGGACGCATCGCATGGGCGCTCTGGGGCGGCGACGCTGGTCAATCGTGGGCAAACTCAAAACAAAAACAACTCGAAGCAAACAATATGATTGAGATCGAAAACAAGGCCGCGAAGGTCAAACTCACAGACAGCGTCCACAAACTTAGCGTGGATGAAGTTATCGAACAGATCGACAAGGTTTACGGACAAGCAGCCGTCGAAGCCTGCTATTCATTCGGTGACGTGGTCGCATCCGCGGACGGCGCGGTTGATACGCTCGAAATCGAAATCCACTCAGCCGGTGGCAGCGTATTTGATGGCTACCGGATCTACAACGCGATGCGCGAACTTTCGGCCCGTGGTGTCAAAGTAACGGCGAAGATTAACACGATGGCCGCATCGATGGCGTCAGTGATTGCCATGGCCGCCGACCGGATCCAGATCGCCAGCAATGGCCGGATCATGATTCACGACGCAAGCGCCGGGCAACATGGCAACGCGGGGCAACTTCGCAAGACTGCCGACATGCTGGACGAAATCAGCGACGACATCGCGGCAATCTACGCGGAACGCACGAAGAAAGACAAAGACGACATCCGAAAAATGATGCTCGCCGAAACGTGGATTCGCGCAAAAGACGCGGTCGAAATGGGTTTCGCAGATGAAATTTTTGACACGAAAACTAGTGCAATGAGTATTCTCGACAAATTCAAACCCGACGCGGCACTCGTGGAAAAGGTTTCCGGATTGGAAGCATCACTGGCTGATGCAGAAAATCAGATTTCCAAAATCACCGCATCGCTCGCCGAAGCTCAAAATGATCTTTCTGTGGCACTCAGCGAACTGGCCGAAGCTAAAGCCGAAGCCGAATCGAAAGCACAATTCGAAGCGTCGTTCAACGAAGCTACCGCCGAACTTGAAACGCTGAAAGGCGAACTCGAAACGGTGAAAGCATCGGTCGAATCCCGCGCTGCTGAAATTCTCGCCACCGCCGGTGTTCCTGCGTTGGAAGACGTCGGCGCTGAATCCACACCGTCGATCCGCGACCAATACAATTCTTTAAAATCTCCCCAGGAGCGCAACGAATTCCGCGCGAAACACTGGGACAAACTCATCAACCAATAATAATCTACAACCATGGCTAATACATTTGACTCCGCCCTTGTCGTCGATGTCCTTCGTGACACCGCTATCACCGTTCTGCAATCTCGTTTGGCTCCGCTCAACGCGTTTTCGCAGGACTTCTCCGCTGACACCATCGCACCTCGCCGCACTGTTCAGGTGCCGATCGCGACCGCCGGCGGCACAACTCAAACCAACGCGACCAACTTCGAAAGCGGCGACAGCACGCTCGACAATGTGGCTGTTACGGTGAACCAATACACCAACTCGTTCGCGTTGACCAATACCGAAATCAACCAAGGTTTCCGTATCGAGAACATCGCCAAGATCAACCTTCACCAATTGGCGAACAAGATCATCGACGTGGCTTTCACACCGGTAACGACCACCAACTTCGGCGCTGCTGTTGTTGACGTTAACACCGCTGCTGATTTCGGCGTGGCTCAACTCAGATCTCTCTGGGGCGCCTTGAAAGATGGCGACGTTCGCAACGTGATCTTGGATGGCGACATCTACGCTCAGTTCCTTCCTTCCAACCTTGAAGCCTTCCAAATCGCTTCCGGTGGTAAGAACGTCGGCATGTATGGTTTCGACCTGTTCACCTTCAACAACCGCTGGAACGGTGCTGGTGCAACGATCAAAGGTTTCGCTTGCTCTCCCCAAGCCATCGCCGTTGCTTCCGGTCTGCCAGTTAGCTCGCCAGTTGACAGCTCGATGATTTCTCAGGAAAACATCGTGATTCCTGACCTTGGCCTGACCGTCCAGATGAATATGTGGACAAGCCCATCGACCCGCGCACTCTGGGCATCCTACGATGTGATGTTCGGCGCTGCTAAAGGCGACGGTTCCGCATTGAAACTGGCCGTTCTTACTCCGTAATGAACTTCATCGTTTGCAATAAGAATTCGGCAATCATCGCTTCCCTTTACCGGGAAGCGGTGAACGCTGCTCAAGCTGTTGCAAACGAAACAGGTGAACCTTGTCGAATCTATCGACTGCCACCTTTGCTTGTTGAAAATGTCGTGCGACCTGTTAAAGTTTCCTTGGAGACTGAGCCGGTCAAAGTGACGAAAAAGGCAAAGCGCAAATAATTTTCTTCGGTGTGTGTTTCATGACAAAAGCCTGGTGGATGCGTCCATCAGGCTTTACTTTTGACACGCTTCCAAGGGCATGAGCTTGCTTGATGATTTTATGCTTTCCCACAACGACGAATGCGATTCGACGATGGGAACAAGCGTTATGATTTGCGACGGACAGACGTTCAACGTGGTCGCGAACTTGGCAAACAAAACGCTCGACGGTGATCTTGGAGGCATGGAACCAATCGTGCAATCAACGGTTACCGCTCAACCAGGTGACGTGACGAATCCGCGTGGACTGTTGAACAAACGATGCACGATTGACAACGTATCATTCCGAGTTCACGGGGTGGACGTCGGCACGGTCGCGGTGCATTTCTCATTGATTGATCCGAACGAAAGCCGATGAATGTGAAGATCCAGATCGAAGGCAGCAGGGAAGCATTGGCGAAATTGCGCCAATACGCGGAACTGACTGGCAACGGGATCGAAACAGGCGTGAAGGAAATCGGTGTGGCATCGGCGCGCGCATTGGCATCGAAGGTTCAGCCGTTCGGATTCAAGAAGATTGATAAATTCCAGTCATCGATCGAAGCGCAGGTCAAACGGGCTATCAGAAACGCGAACGTTCAAGGCGCAACTGGCAGCATTGCTAATGCTCACAAATCACGTCGAAACTCGAAAGGCCAAGTCAGCAAAGAACTGACGACGAAGGGTCGATACCCGAGCGCTCCATTCGATCCGCAACAACGCGCGGCATTGCAGAAACGGAAAGCCGACAATGCTGGCATGGCGAAAGGCGCATGGATCGAAGCAGGGAATAAGCTCGTCACGGTGGCCAGCCGGTCACGTAGGGCATTGAAAAAGATCAATGTGACGCAAGTCATCATGCGACATGCTGACAAGGGCCACGGTATGGCGACACTGGCCCGTAGCGGTATCAACCTGACAATCTACCTAACCAACAAACTCAGCTACATCCGGCGCACGATGAAGAATAGCCACGTTCAATCTGCGCTCAAATCAGGATTGCTGAATGGATACAAGCGCATCAACGCGCACATCAAACGCGAAACGAAAAAACTTTCAAGCATATGACCAGCGACTTTATCAAAAACGCACTGATCGATTACCTGTCGGGCCAAGTGAACATCCCGGTGGTCGATAGCGAATCAACCGACGAATCAGAATTGCCATGCGTGGCCGTAAAAATCACGCAATCGCAGCGGGTTTCATTGGCGCTGTCG